ACAGGAAAGGATTTAGAAACATCACTCCACGGCTGATCCTTCGTACCTAAAGTAATAGGATCAGTGTAATTAACAGGATAAGCGTCAGACCAATTGGAAACAGAAGCGATACCGTGATCAACATGATACGAACCGTACTGAGCTGCCAAAGTGATATCGCCAGTAACCCTCGCACGACCACCAAGCGAAATCTCCACGCCAGGTCCCTTTTGCGGCCACGGCAAACATGACGTGAAGTAGTCATGACGCTTACCACGACGTACAAGGTTATAGTCAGTCAGATTATCTGGACCGTCGCCGGTCGGAACATTCAAAGATGTCTGAAGATTCTCGTCACGGAACCATTCATTAAAGATGAGGTTGTAAGCGCGAAAAGGAAGCGCATTTACTTTCAATGCTGCATTGACATTCGTCGGAAGACCGAAGTAATCCCAAAGCGTCTGATTCTGAACATTCGTGCCAGAAACTGTAGGAATCAAAAAATCTGTAGAGTCAGAAGGATTCTTCTGCTCACCATTAAACTTTTGCCAGTTGTCCCAAACGAGACGGTTGGGAACAAAGAAGAAGAAAGTCTCCAAATAAAGATTATCCATAAAAGGGACAATCGGCGTAGCTAAACGAGCAAACAAAGTAGCGGTCAGCTTAAAGCTATCTCCAGGAAGTACTTCATCAACATAAAAAGGCACAAGATAGCCGGAGTTAAAAGTTGTCTTATATCCATGAGAGCGGTCAAAGACCGATCGAGGAATCTGAGTCGAAGGAATCTGAGAGAACAGATGCTGAGTAGAGCGATTAACAGAAGACATGTACTTATCCAATAGCTATAGATAACAAAAAAGGCGGCTAAGTCCGAAAGCCCTCTCGACCTAGCCGCCTACGGCTCTAAAACCAAGACTTAAAAAGCTTTATCACCGTATGGCAAAGCATATACCACAAGTCAAAGAGAAAGCAAACATTCGAGCAGTGCGTTGGGTACCCGCACGCTCATCGGGGTGTCACCGGAACCAGTTACATCAAGTACGTAACTGGTTCCGGTGAGTACCCGTGCGCAAATCGTTGAGATATCTGAAAAAAAAGATCGCCGCAAGCGGGCGATCGAAGGGTTTTTGGAGGGATGGAAATCATCCCTCATATTGGTTATTAGTAATTACCCGTTGTTGTCAGAAGCAGACGGTTTAGGATCGGTAGATGGAGTCGGCTGAGGAGTTGACTCAGGAGCTTTAGGCTCTTCAGGAGCAACAAAGCCAAGATCTTCAAGCTTACTCCTCTGCTCAGGATCATTGAGCGCCTGAAGGAACTCAGATGGAGAATTATTGAAAGACGAACGAACACGAGACGGAAGGCTTTCAAAGTATTCAGTTGCACGAGCAACAGCATTCTGAGCAGTCTGAAAATCTGTGACGTCAGAAAAGTCACCGAACTGAATTGGGCGCTTCGGCGAAAAAGGATCAGTCAAAAAACCGGTTTCAGCATACTTTTGCAAGATGTTATCGATCATGGTCTCATCTTTAAAGTGCTGTTGAGTAATCGACGGTTCAGTAAAGACAATGCCTTCAGCAGTAGCGTTTGTATGATTAATTTTGAACTTCATATAAGCTCCATATAAAAAAGTCCTCGCACTGCGCAAGGACTAATTAGAAGAATCTCCGTGTTGCGGCCGCGTCTGTACTTAGACTTCGGCCTTAGCAGGCGCGGCCGCTTTGAGGTCCTCAATCGCAGAAACAAAAGCAGTCGCGGCGGCAATCTGTGTCGGAGCAGAGGCTACAAGCTCTCCAGTCTCATCAGAGTACTGACCAATCTCATAAAGAAAGAAATCGTCGGGATGCTGACCAACGGTAGTGCGGCTATCACGAACGAGATCAGAAAAAGACCGAGATGCATCAGCTGCAGAACGGCTGAAGAACGGCGTATTAAAAACCTGAAGTTTAGAGTCGAAAACGGAAAAAACCTTAAGGATCATGATTGATTCTCTTCCATAACGCGTCTGAGTTTAGCGGCTTTCAGTTCTTGGACGCGTTCACGAACTGAGAGACGTTGCGGCGAAGCTTCGCCAGTATCTTCAAAATCACGACCTCGCTTTTCGCGAAGACGCTTAATCTCTTCATAACGAACAATGTCTGAACGCTCTAACAGCTTATCAAAATAAGCCGGAGGATTCATCATAATCTTTTCACTAAGAATAAGTCGATCATTAGTATAAATATCAGTCATGTACTCTTCACAGAAGTCATGACCAATGCCAGGCTTCAGAGAGCAATGACAAAATTCAGCAACCTTACCGTCATAATGCACAAGTTTTAAAGGACCTGTGATTTTCTTCGTAACATAACGAGCGACGTAAGCGGCAGTCTCAAAGTTAACCGAACCAATCGAACTAAAGCCATAAGGCCAAAGTTTCTCAAGCGTACGACTACGATATAAGTTATTGCCTCGACGAATCGACCAGAGCTGTTTATCAACAAAAGTCACACCAAAAATGATGGCATGATAGTGAGGACGACCAAGCTTATCGCCATATTCGCCACACATAAAAAAGCGAAGCTGTTGACCAAAACGGCTCATGAAGTATTTACGCATGCGCTTCATGAACAGCTGAAAATGCTCGTAATGAAGTGAGCCATCGGCAGGCAAATGAGCATCATCATAAGTCAACGTAAGAAACATGTTGTTCTTATGTGACTTAGCTTCAACAACACATCGAGCAGCCCATTCGCGAGACTTAGAGAGTCTGCAACCAATGCATTGACCGCAAGGAATTTTAAACTCAGAAAAAGGAATAGCTTTAGACGGATCAAACGTTATCGCATTACGTTGTCCATCTTTAGTCTTCTGGCCAGCAAGACGATAGGCCGTCATCGGGTGAAAGCAAGGCATTTTTCAAGACACGTAATATGAAGCTCGCGAAGAATCGTCTCACGAGAAGAACGAGAGCGAACCTGAAATGAACAAAGAGCGACCCAAGGACGGTCGCGATAAAGCGTCCAAGTCACCAACTTGCGACGACCAACATAGCTTTCTTCACCAGGAATAAGCCAACAAACACCAAAGTCTTTAAGAGTAAGCCGAAAAGCCGCAGTAGCCATAGCGCAGTTCAAAATGAAATTGAGATGTTCAAAATGATAACTATGACGACCGCGGCAAGTAACGGGGGTTAACCCTTAAATGCGAAAACCGCCGCGCATGGGAGTAGCACGAGTATTCAAACTCTTCGTGCGTGATGCGCCTTTGCGGAAAATACGCTTAGACACCTTACGAGAAAGCTTATGACGACGACGAGACATATAAACCTCACTTTTTAAAAAGTTTCTTAACAGCCTTAAAGGCCTCCCAAATCGCAGAACCAGAGTTCAGCAAAACATTAACAAACTTTAAGATAGTATCTATCATTTCGCAAGATGAGCAGCGCCAACAGCAGAATTTGTGACCGGCGCTGTCGAATTAAAGGGATTAATCAAATTCATCCACTGTCCAAATTTCCAAGCACCAGAGTGCTCCTTCATATAATCAAAAACTAACTTCTGCTTCTCAGAAGCAATAGCAGAATTCTGCGTCATAAATTTCGCTTGCTTCAAATTCTCTTCTTGAATCTTATTAGCAACCTCCTGACCTTTCGTTTGTGACCACATCAAATTCGAGGAAGAATCAGCAGCGACGGCCTGAGCGCGTTTCAAACCTGCATCAGCTTGAAGTGCAGAATTCTGAACGTAAGTCTGTTTCTCAAGAGCATCTTTCAAACTCTTCTCAGAATGCTGAGTTGACGTTTCAGCACCAGACTTAAAAGCGCCTGCCAAATCAGGAGCAACAATCTGAGGTGCATTGCCAGGAGCACCAGAACCACCAGCAGACAAAATTGGATTAAGACCTGCTTTACGCAAATCATTAACTTCCCACTGATGCCGATTTTGCATCGCTTCTTTCTGATGCTTCCAACCAAAATAAGCTGATAAAGCAGAACTACCTAAATTCGCAGCACCACCTATCGCTTCAGCCCAAGGGAACCCCATATCACTGTCCTAAAGCAAAGATAACAACAGTGCCAACAACGGCAAGCCAAATAACTAAAGCCATAACAACTCCTTAGAAGTGATCAACCAAGCCAGGCACTGAATACACAGGCATCGGACGAGCACACTTCAAACGAATATACGAGTCAAACAAGAATTGCGGCTCATTCTGAACGGCAATTACACGCTCCACGGGCGGATCATCCTGAATGAATTGCGAAGACAATGTCGGCAACGAAGCAAACTTCTGAGCAAGATGCCAAGAATCGAGCGGCTGAGGATCGGTCGAACGGAACTTACCAGTAACCTGACCAGGATAGTAGCGATACTCGGCATAACGCTCCTGATAACCAAAAACCTTGTCATCATCAGCAGTACCTTGCGCATAAATCTCTTTGTTGAGAACAGCCTGTTCACCAAGATGCGCGAGCACAGGCCAATAAAAATCAAAACGACCTTGACGCGACCACATGCGATTCAGACCTTGCTGATAGGTAAGGTCAGCACGAACATTCACAAAGCCAAAAACGTAGCCATGCTCGACAAAGGACTTCGAGAAGCCATGGAAGCTGTCTGAGGCTACACCGTAAGCAGCCAAATTGCCTTGAGGCGTCGTCTCATTAGTAGCTGAAGTCTGCTGAACAGGATTAATCGAAATACGAGCAGACGAACCGCCAAGATACTCAGGACGCTGCAGACGAGAATCAGGCGAGATCACGCCGAAATGCGAACGCAAAATTTCTGTATATCGCGTTCCTCCGCGAGCATCGCGTTCATAAAGCTTTTGAACCTGAAAAGCTTGACGAAGGTCGTTGATGGAAATCGGAGTAGCACCAGACAAATCAGCGAACATATTGTCATGTAAAACTAAACCACGACCAGCATAAAAAGAAATTCTACCCGGATCCGAAGGGTTAGCTGCAGTAAGTTTCACAGGAAAGGATTTAGAAACATCACTCCACGGCTGATCCTTCGTACCTAAAGTAA